TAAGTTGTTATGACTATAATTATACACCAATTACAAAATTTTACAATACTAAAATCCCTCTTTCATCATAAATACTTCCATTATTTCCTTTATTCCTTATTGCCCTATCAAGTGCCATAATAGTTGCCACAGCACCATCTATCTTTTCAGTTGACTTTTCTTTATCTGGCTTTATATTTCCAGCAGGGTCTGTACGAATGAAAATATTATCCATCATCCACCGAAGCACTGGATGCCCGCCATGAGCAATTTTCTGTTCCAAGGTAAGTTTCATTAATTCTTTTGTAGGCGGAGACATATCCTTAAATCCTTGACCGAATGGTACAACAGTAAACCCTAAACCCTCAAGATTCTGTGTCATTTGAACAGCTCCCCAACGGTCAAAGGCTATTTCTCTAATGTTATATTTCATACCGAGTTCTTCAATAAAAGCTTCAATAAATCCATAATGAACTACATCGCCTTCTGTAGTTTTAAGAAAACCTTGCTTTTTCCATATATCATAATTTACATGGTCACGCCTTACCCTTAAGTCAATATTATCTTCTGGTATCCAGAAGTAGGGAAGAATACTATATTTATCATCCTCATCAATGGGAGGAAAGACTAAAACAAAAGCAGTAATGTCGATGGATGATGAAAGGTCAAGTCCACCATAACAAACTCTGCCTTTTAATTCTTCCGGGTCAACAGCAAAGGCACAGGCATCCCATTTGTCCATAGGCATCCAGCGTACTGACTGCTTAACCCATTGATTTAGTCTAAGCTGCCTGAAACTATTTTCTTCTGCTGGGTTTTGTCTTGCTGATTCAAAAGCTGCCTTAACTTTATCCATTGTAACTGTTATTCCTAATGATGGATTTGCTTTCTTCCATACCTTTGGATCTGTCCAGTCATCCTCTTGAGAGGCTCCGTAAATAACAGGGTAGAAGGTAGGGTCATGTTTCCTGCCATTTAAAATATCTAATGCTTTCTGGTGAACTTCCCAACAAATACTGTTTTGATTATCTCCGGCTGTGGTTATAAGAAAATACAGTGGTTGCATCCTTGCATCTCCGCTGCCTTTAGTCATAACATCATAAAGTTTTCTGTTAGGCTGTGTATGAAGCTCATCAAATACTACACCGTGGGTATTAAAACCATGCTTGTTGCTTACGTCAGCTGACAGAACTTGATAAATACTTCCTGTGGGCTGATAAATTAGTTTCTTAGTTGAATCAAGAATTTTAACTCTCTTGGCAAGTGCAGGACACATTCTCACCATATCTGCTGCAACATTAAAAACTATTGAAGCTTGATTACGATCTGCAGCACAGCCATAAACCTCGGCTCTTTCCTCATTATCACCGCAGGTTAAGAGTAGGGCAATGGCTGCTGCAAGTTCACTTTTTCCCATCTTTTTTGGTATTTCCACATAGGCAGTATTAAATTGTCTATAGCCATTAGGCTTTAATGTTCCAAATACATCCCGGACAATTTGCTCCTGCCAGTCAATAAGCTCAAAGGGCTTACCTGACCAGGTACCCTTGGTGTGGGAGAGTGCCTGTATAAAAGCTACTGCATAATCAGCGGAGAACTTATCATAAAATGAATCAGTTGACTTAAAATTTGTAGGAGTATATTTTTTAAGTTTTCGTATCTCCGCCACCTCCTTAATATATATGTGAACGTGAAAAGAAGCCTTCATTTGAAAGCTTCTTTTCTTTAAACGATATTTTACTCACCATATAGTATGAAGCGTATATAATCTGCCTTTTGGTTTTCAATGTACATAATTAGTTCATAAAAACCATGGCTGTATGCTTCTCTTTCTACCCCTGCTATATCAAACATATTTGTAACACCGCTATCTCTAATTACTATTATTTGTTCCTTTATCTTATCATTCATTTTTATTCTCCTTGGAATCTTCAACGGCCTGTTTCAGAATGTCTGTGTCAAAGCCTGCACTTTTGTAGCCATCAAAGATAATGCTGTAGTAGTATAAACTTGGGGTGCCAAGCATATGGCCTTTGTTCATAATGTATATCATGGCTTCCACTTCTTCGTTACCAAACTTAACTTTTATATATTCTTTTCTATAAAGGTAGGGGAAACCTTCGTAGCGGTCAAGTGTTGTTTCATCGGTCTTTGTAATCTCCCACAGCAGGCATGGTACTGAATTTCCCTTTAAAGGTTCCACAGTGGCAACAGAACCGCCACGTCCGCCTCTAAAGAGTAGCTGGTAATCATTTAGTTCTACCTTTCCCAAAGGTTTTGAATCAGGGCAACGGTGAGCCATCTGTTCTAAATTAAGGTTTGACCCATAGGCGATATATAGTTTCTTATTCATCATTTTCATTTTCCTCCTTCTCTTTGTAGAGCAGCCCCTTAGGCTGCCCGAAATCTCCATGCAGCTGAACCTGTTAGTGCCGCCATCAGGTGTTCTCTACAGTTTGAAAATTCTTCTCCAACAAACCCTATTCTGTTTAGGTAGGTTCTCATTGCGAACTTTTCATTTTCTATCTGTGGCTTTTTGGCTGAAGCAAACTTTTGTGTAAGTGCTTGGTTGTTTAAGGCTAATGCTAAAACTATGTAGCTTCTTACTTTTCCTGCGTGAAGCTCTGAGTTGAAACCTCTTAATTCTACTGTATGGTTTCCTGTGAAAAAGCTGTGTAGGTTTAGAAAATGGTATCTGCTGTCGTGGTAGTGGGTTCCTCTGTTTTGTGAATAACCTTCATACCAAATGTCCTCAATCTGTTTCATGGTCAGCTGTCTTTTATTGTTTAGTCTTTCAACCAGGGTGCTGTCCATCTTCTTGCAGTAGCGAATTCTTTGGGGTTCAATTTCTAATGCTTTGTAAAAAAGGTCGTTCTTGCTTGCTATTATGTTTACAAAGTTTGTAATGCTTCTTGCTGTATGTTTGGCTCCGTCAAGGTGAATGTGAATTCCGCAGGTGTTGTTTGTAAATGCACCTGCTTTTCTTAGCTTCCTAACCAGTTCTTGCAAGGTTTCAATATCTTCTTCGTAGGTTAAGATTGGGCTTACCAGCTCTACGCTGTATTCTCTTCCAGCTGATACTTTTTGTCTCCCTTCTTTCTTCTGGCAGTTGATGCTTCCGTCATACACAAATTGCCAAATACGGCCGTCAGTTGCTGTAACGTGTTTTGCGTCGTAGTAAGTGCCTCCTTCAGAATATGTTCCTTGTAAATGTTCCGCTGCAGTCTTGGCTGCCTTTTCTCTTGTGATTCCTGTAAACTCAATCTCGATTCCAAATTTTGTGCTTAAAAATTCTCTGCTTGCCATTTTCTTTTCTCCTTTTCTTTTAGTGTGTTTCTTTTGTTATGTACATATATCACTCTAAAAGGCAGTAATAGCAAGGGTTTTATTCATTTATGCGGATAAGTTTTGTACACCTTTTCTTTACGAAAATGACACAAGTAGAAACAGTTTATACATCCTTTTTACATTTATCTTCACCATAAACTACTCCAAGGGAACTGCCACAGTCCCAGCTTACATGGATGGTTCCAATATCATCAACACTGATAACCCTACCTTTATCTCCTGGCTGAAGCTTTGTATAAGGGTCATTCATTCTTTCAAGTATAACTCTGGTTCCAGGTGGATAATTAGCCTTAAGCTGTTTCAAAAGTTCTGGGTGTATTTCTATCATTGCTCAGCCTCCTCAGTTGAAGATTTTCTTTTAAATGCTGAATTGCCTGAGAGCCTTGAAAGAAGTATTTTTCTTTCATTCTTGTACTCATCTCCTATGAAGCCAAGTCTTAGTAAGAAACACCTGAAGGCATACTTTTCATTTTCTACAGTCTTTTCAATGGCATTAATTCGTTTTTGTGTCTTTGCCAATTTAAAAAGTGCAGCTACAAAGTGTGTGTATGCCCTTGTTTCATCAGAGTTAAATTCACCTACAAACCATGGGAAGCTTATTGTTTCACCATTGTCAACAACAGGAATACTGTCTGCTCCAATTGCTTTTTTAATGAGTTCTTCCTTGCTGCTTATTATTTTCTTTAGGTTGTCAAGTGCTGTGTCGGTAAAATGTTCTTTTGGCATTTCAACAGTTAGGCAAGGCAAGTCATTTGTTTTTTCAAGTATTCCATATGCTTCAGGTTCTTCAAAATCCCTGTAAGGGCTTATCCTGCCACCAAGTTCAGCTTCATATGGTATTTGCAAATTAAAGGGAACTGGTTCTGCTTGGGGAAGGGGAGTGTCATATTCTTTTGTTACCGCCTTAAAGTCATAAAGTCCTAAAAGGTCATCAACAAGTTCTGAATTATCTTCACCCTCTAAAATTCCACTTTTATCAATCGTGTAATTTCCAACCTTGTAAGCAAATGTGGGAGCACCCATATATTTTGCAGGGATATTCTGTTCTTTGCTTACTGCTTCAACTAATGCCTTTCTTGTTGTTCCTGTAACATTGTAATTAATTTTCATTTCAATACCACCTTTCTTTTTGGTAGTACATATATCACTCTAAAGGCTGTAAATAGCAAGTGTTTTTTACAACTTTCTATAAGAATAACATTGTTTTAATGAGCGTTATTTTGTGCAGATAATACAATGCCTGCCATAACAAAACAGACGCAGGGCAGAGCTACACCGTTACCCCACATCTTGTATTCGGCAGCATCGGAATTAGAATTCTTAAGCCATTTTATGATTTGTTTTCTTGTTTTTGACTTGCTGTTTTTACTAACAATTTTACGATGGGTTTCCCAAACTTCCGTCCAGAATGAGATTTCTTCTTCTGTTGGGTTATCCGTACCAAGTCCAGTACACCAATAATCTGGGAAGCCTTGAAGCCTTGCACATTCTGTTGGTGTAAGCCTACGGACAATATATTCCGGGTCATCATTTATACTAACAGGAACAAGTGTGTCATTTAAGGCATCCTGTCCATTAAAGCCACTTGGGTGAGCTCCGGCTGAAATTGTACTACTTATATTCTGATATGGTTGTGCCACTGCTGACGGACCCTGAGCGTTTAGTGTTGATGCAACGCTATCTTCTGTTATCCCTAAGTTTCCTGCGTAATTTTGTCCGCAGTTAAAGCTTTCTCTATCAATGCCATACACAACACCATGCCTATCAACGGTATTAAGTGTAAAGCTTATATTCTCATCAATACCACTTCCTTGGGGACCGTTTTTATCTTCTCTTCCAATCATGGAGCCTTGTAAGGCAACAACAGCAATATCGATATTTTGATTGATTGAAAGCAAAGTGTTTTTATTATCAGAACAGATGCCAAATGCAGTAGGTTCAAATACACACTGGGTTCCTTTATAATCTGTACTGGTAAGTGTATTAGCAATATCTTCGCCCACTGTAAGTGCAAATTGTCGCTCGTTCATAACAAGGGGAACATTACCTCCGCCTGTTCCCATGCGAGAGGTCAGTGTTTGTACTTTATTATCTTCTGAGAGTTTTATGCGACTGTCAGTAGGATGGTTCTCAATTACAACAGCTGTTTGATTATCTCCCATTCTTGCTCGAATAGTTCCGCTTAAGTTTTCGTCTGTATGCCCACCAATTCGTGAAGTAGCCCCTGGTTCAAATGTTATTACTTTTCCATCTTGATATTTTAAGCAATTTATTTCATTGCCTGTTTCTCCAGAGCAGTTTTCAGCATCACTGGCAGTTCTTTGCCCCGGGCTGAAGCCCTTCGTAAAATTCCTTGACATGCCTTGGAACTCAAATAGTATTTCTCCGGCACATCCGCCTGCAAAATCTGCCACAAGGTAGATTCTTCTACGGCGTTGGGGTACTCCGAAGTATTGAGCATCAATAGTTCTGTAAGCAATGCTCCATCCGTCTCCCACATATATGTCTGCATAAGGCCATCGTCCTTTTTCAGGTAAAGG